AAGCTCTCAATTGGCAATTCAATGAGGAAAAAGGTATATGGTTCAAATCTGGGATTAAAGACGAAAATAACAATTGGGTGAATTTAAATAAAAAAATAGTATCAAAAACTAAATTCAAACCAACACCTGAAATAATTGAAAAAGCTATCAATTTAAGAAAAAAAGGTAAAACAAAGCTAGAAATAGCAATTGAACTGAATTGCGGTGAAACAAGTGTATATAAAATTTTATTAGCAAAAAATATAAAATGAAAGAAGACCATATAGAAATAGGTTTTATTGATATACCAAAAGCTTATATGAATTTTACAAATAAGGAAAAAAAAGCCGTATGCAATAAAATCATTGATATGCTTTTAATTGATATAGATAAGAACCTAGACCCAACCATAAGTAGAATTAGCTTTCTTGATGAAGTTCTTGAAAGCAGCATAGAATCCAATGAACAGGATGAAGAATATATAATATGTCAAGTATTATATGATTGCAGAAAATATCTAAATGAATAAACAATTAGAATTATATATTTCTCAACATTATTACGATTTATTAAAAGTTGCGAAAAAATACACAAAAAACGATGATTGGGCTTCAGAACTGTTGCACGAAGTCATTATTCAATTATATAATAAAAAAGAATGGAATACTATACTTGATAATAACAAAAATATTAAATATTATATAGTAAGATGTCTAATGGTCAATTGGTGCTACCCATCAAGCCCATTCTTTAGAAAATATAAAATGAACGAACTAAACACAGTCCAAATAAACGAGGTGATTGATATGGTTAAAGAAGACTGCGATATTGATTCCCATAAACTATTAGATATAATAGAAATTGAATGGGCCGAAATAAATTGGTTTAATAAAATTATATTTGAAAAGTATTTAATCCTAGGGTCAATGAAAAAAGTCGCCATAGATACAACAATATCAATAGCATCCATTGGAAGATATATAAAGGATACAAAAGAAACAATAAAAACAAAAACTCTAATCAAATTTAACAATGAGTAGTTCCTCAAATAGACGAAATAAAAGAAAAATGGCACAAGATATCAAGAAAGCATCAAAGGTCAAAGGAAACAACCTTAAAATCCCAACAGAGACAGATATACAAGAATATATAAACAATAAAATAAAAGAATTGAATGGACAAGCTAAATAAAGGCTGTGGTTGCGGTAAACCAAAACCCGAACAACCACCTAAACCAATTAAAACAAACTAATATGAATCAAGAATTAAAAGAAAAATTACAAAGCTTAAAGGTAGATACACCTGTAAAAAAGAAAAAATGTACCGAATGTAAGAAAAAAAAACAACCGGTGACAAAATTACCTGATGTTATTGAACAAGATATATATATACCTACTAAAGAAGATATTATGTTAGCTTATGTTGAATTAGGTAATACAGTACAAAATAAAAAAGAATTTATAAATAAAGTATATAATTTCCTATTCAACGAAGACTTTAATTTTGGATGTCAAGGTTGTGTAAATCAACAAACTAGAAGATTAAAGAACTATATAAATGATAATTTAGATATAAAAATATTATAATGGCCAAGTTAGGAAGAAAAACCGATGAGCTTCAATTTGAAGAAAGAATGTCTAGGGTATTTGAAATGATGCTTTATGAACATTTAGGATATACAGAATTTGCTGAAAAAGCAGCTAAGGAATTTGAAATAACAGTAAGAAGAGCTGAAGATTTGTGGGCGGAAGCAAGAAAAAGATTAAAACAAAGATTTACTGAAAACCACGAAGAAATATTAGAAAACCATTTAAATCAATTATATGACCTTCTTAAAAGATGTAGAGACGAAAACAACAAAAGAACAGAACGTGAAGTGTTGGCAGATATTGCGAAGATTCATTCGTTGGAAGGTACAAAGAAGGTTGATATTACATCAAATGGACAATCAATAAACCTAAACATTATATTAGACAGGGAATAAACATTTTTTTTAATAATAAGTCAGTAAAATGTCGTTTTTGACTATCATATTAAAAAATAAATATATATGCCAGATATAAAACTTACCAAAAGACAAACAATTGCATATGAATATCTAATGGATAATCATACCACGGAGCTATGCTTTGGCGGATCAGCAGGCGGTGGTAAATCTATGTTGGCTTGTTTATGGCTTGTAACCTTGTGCATAAAATATGCGGGGATAAGAACATTACTAGGAAGAACCACATTATCGGCGTTAAAGCAAACATCATTGGTTACATTATTTGAGGTATTAAAGATGTCAGGTTTAATTGCAAACGAACACTTTACATTCAACGGACAATCTAATACAGTTATATTCAATAACAAATCAGAAATCATACTAAAAGATTTAGAGTATAAACCTAGTGATCCCAACTATGATTCATTAGCAGGTATTGAAGTCTCAGCTGTCGTGATTGAGGAAGCTTCTCAAGTAACCAGGATGGCTTACAATATTCTAAAGTCTAGGATAAGATATAAGTTAAATGAGTTTGGTATTATTGGTAAGATATTGATGACAACAAACCCATCACAGAATTTTATCAAGAAAGAATTTTATTTACCATATTCCGAAGGAACACTTGAACCCAATAAAAAGTTTATACCATCATTACCATTAGACAACCCGCACTTGCCACAAAGTTACCTGGATATGCTTAACACATTACCATCTGAACAGCGCAAAAGATTATTGCTTGGAGATTGGAATTATAACGAGGAATTAGACACTTTGTTTCAGTTTGATGACATTGTATCATCCACGTTTAAAAATGTCCCTAATGGGGCTGAAAAGAAGTATATAAGCATTGACGTTGCACGTTTCGGTGGTGACAGTACGGTTGTTACAATTTGGGTGGGATTAACAATAGTAGAAATAATAAGATATAATAAATTAGATGGAGATTCTTTACATAGAAATATAACAGAACTAATATCTAAACACGGCATACATCCATCGCAAGTAATAGCAGATTCTGATGGTGTAGGTGGATTCTTAGTAGACAGATTGAGATGCACGTCATTTGTGAACAATGCTAGACCATTACACGAACAGAACTTTACCAACTTAAAGTCACAATGTTACGTTAAACTAGCTGACCTAATTAAAGAAGGTAAGATTAGCATCAATGTATTGGACCCATCTACTGTGGATGAATTGACACAGCAATTATTGGCGGTTAAATTAAAGGATGTAGAAAAGGACGGTAAGGTTGGTGTTATTGGCAAGGATCAGATGAAACGATTATTGGGAGATAAGTCGCCGGATTTGGCTGATAGTATAATGTTGAGAATGTTCTATGAAGTTAAAAACCTGAAAAGCACAGGAAAATATAGTATTGCTTTTGTAAGATAATATGAAAATCACAATTAAAAACGTGGAATATAAAATTCCAGATTACATTAACATAAACAATTACGTTAAATTATTTAATATTAAAGATTTGTTTGATGACGATTACTTTGAGATTAAACTAATCAATATTATAACAGGTGCAAAAACAGACGATATTATGATGATGAATCACGCAACAATTAAAAATGTGGCTAATCATATAATGTCAATATTACCAACGACCAACTTTATATTTGATGATACGTTTGAAATTGACGGAGTAGAATATGGTTTCATTCCTGAATATAAGAATATGTCGTTTGCAGAATTTGTGGATTTAGATACGATGCTTACAAAGAAGCCTGAAGAAATAATGAATAACCTGCATATAATCGCTGCTATGATGTTTAGGCCCATAAAATCTAGAAAGAGCAAACACGATTATAAGATAGAAGAATATGAGCCATCTACTATAGATGAGCGTGCGGAGCTATTTAAACACAAATTAGATGTGAAATATGTATTAGGTGGTAAGTTTTTTTTTTCAAAATCCGTCAAAACACCTTTGACCTCTTCCCGGCTATCTTTGATAAAGAAGAAGCTGAGTATTTGGCTCAAAATCCTCACCTTAACGTGGAAGCTGAGAAAGATAATTCATTCGAAAAAGCTTTCGGATGGTTCGCAATCATCAATAAAATTTGTGGAGACGATATTACAAAGCACGAAACAGTCCTTAAAAAAAGAACTTTAGAAATATTAAATCAATTATTATATATGGTTGAGAAAGATAAAGAGATGGCTAGACAATACAACAAAAATACCCAATAATTTCATATTACAATTTCAAATAACTCATATTTATAGATAGGAATGATAAATTATAAACAACTTTTAACAGATTTTGGGTCAATAGCCTATCATCACGAGCAAATTCGTT